TACACGCATTGAGTTTGCACCCATTGCTATATTGTGATCACTCGATACATCACCATTTCTCATTGCTCCAATACCTATTGCAATATTGTAATCACCATCATCAACTGAAGCAGCTAGTGCATCTGCTCCTATTGCAATATTATATAGGTTGTTAGTTGCTGATGCTAGAGCTCCTACACCTAATACAGTATTACCTTCACCTGAAGTTAAAGCAGTAGCTGCCGAATAACCAATAGCTACGTTTTTACCACCTGTAGTAATGCCTGAACCTATAGCTGATTCTCCTATTGCAATGTTCAAAGCACCTGTAGTAAGATTTAATGCTGCTGATTTACCAATAGCAACGTTACCAGCTCCAGTTGTTAGATCTTCTAAAGCTAATGAACCTATACCAATATTATCTGCTCCTGATACATCACCAGTTTTCATTGCTTGGTAACCTATAGCTATATTTTTATCACCATCGTTAGCTGAAGTTTTTAATGCTTCAAAACCTAAAGCTACGTTTCCAGTATTATCAGTAGCGCTTGCTAAAGAACCAGATCCTATCGCGATATTATTACCACCTGATGTATTGTCTTCAAGTGCAAAGTTACCTATTGCAATGTTATCGTTACTAACTACTGTACCAATTCCCATAGAACCTGAACCTACTGCTATGTTTGAACCACCAGTAGTTAAAGCTTCTAAAGTGTTTGAACCAACACCTATATTATCTGTTCCTGATACATCTCCAGTGGCCATTGATTCAAAACCAACAGCTATATTTTTATGACCATCGTTAATTGATCCTAAAAATGCATCGTGACCAACTGCGATATTAAATGTATTGGTAGTAGCGTTTCCACCAGCTTTAGTACCTACAAATATATTGTCTGCACCTTCAGTTAAATCATGTCCTGATAGTTGCCCTACTGCTATATTATTATTTCCAACTACAACTCCTAATCCCATGGAATCATGTCCAATAGCTATTGTATTTGCTGCAGTTGTAAGGTTTAATCCAGCTGAACTACCTACTGCTATATTATCTGTACCTGTAGTTAGATCTTCTAGAGATAGCTCTCCTACAGCTATATTACTATCACCAGAAACATCACCTGTTTTCATTGAACCAAGTCCAATTGCTACATTTTTGTCTCCATCGTTAGCTGAAGTTTTTAATGCTTCAAACCCGATAGCTACGTTACCAATATTATTGGTTGCGTTTGTCAGTGAACCTGATCCAATAGCTATGTTATTTCCACCAGTTGTATTATCTTCTAATGCGAAATTACCAATTGCAATATTATCATGACTTGTTACTGTTCCTAATCCCATTGAACCGGAACCAACTGCTATATTTGATATACCGGTAGTTAAATTACCGGCAGACAGTTTACCTAATGCTATATTATCATTACCTGAAGTTGTATCATCTAGTGCTTGTACTCCAAGTGCTATATTGTAATGTCCAGTTACTATTCCTTTACCTAAAGCGCTTTGCCCAATAGCTACATTTTCATACCCAGAAGTTAATTCTTCTGCAGCTCCTGTACCTAATGCTACATTTGAAAAACCTGTTGTAGTATCAGCTAATGTATTAGCTCCAATTGCAACATTAGTACCTCCTGTAACAACGCCTATACCCATTGCATTTGATCCAATTGCAACTTGATTGGATGAAGCTTCTGATGCATCTAGTGCTCCTATTCCAAGAGCTACATTATATGAACCAGCGAGTAAACTAGCTCCTGCTGTAACACCCATTAAAACATTACCAGTACCTGAAGTCATATCTAGACCTGCATCAGTACCTATTGCAATATTTTTATCACCAGTTACTATACCTAATCCTAAAGCATCTTCACCTATAGCAATATTATTGTCTGCTGTAGTCAGATTTAATGAAGCTTTATGACCTATAGAAATATTGTGGTGACCTGATGTTGCGTCCTCTAATGATACTCTACCTATCGCAATATTATCAGTTCCAGTTGTTACTCCGGTTTTCATAGCTTCGTAACCGATAGCTACATTATAATCAGCATTAGTCGAGTTATAAAATGCACTAGTACCTATTCCTATATTAGCATCACCAGAAATAGTTTTTAACCCAGCTGACTTTCCTACGAATACGTTAGTTCCTCCTGTAGTTAAAGCTTTTCCTGTATTGAACCCGATTAATGTATTATAATCACCAGTAGTCATAGCCATTGCAGATTGATAGCCGAAACCTATATTAGCTTCACCACCAGTAGCTGCATCTGTACCACCAGCTTGAACTCCAAAGAACATTGAAGTGTTGGCTCCTGAACCTGATACATATATCATTTTCTGATTGTTAAAGTAGATACCGTTAATGCCATCTTTATCATGGAATGTACCAGCATTTATATCTATTGTTCTACCTTGTATTATATTTAATGATCCACTTAACTGTACTTGCTGTGGGTACTCATAAGCATTTATACTTGGAAGATTAAATCCTGCTTTCCCTGTTTTGTCTAAACGTAATGCTTCAGCGTATGTACCATTACCTGACCAAGCAGTTGTATTTAAGTTGTTTAATAAATTTTGAGTTCTGAATACTAATGATCCACTAACTTGATTAGTTGCTCCAGTTGAAGCACTAACTGTTGTTATTTCCCAAGTTGTTTTACCTGATTCAAAGAATAAAGATGCAGAGGTTGCTGCAGTAGCTGATTCTATTTTAGTTCTAGAATGTGTAGATGAACTTACTACTAAATTCTCATCTATAGTTGACCCTGATGGTACTGCTATACCAACATTATATTTATCATTAGTAGTAAAGAATACAGAGAGTGTATTTCCATTTTATCTCTAAACCTAAAATTATCTTCTGCTGGGGTAGTGTAAGTTGCATACATTACTCTACCATCCTTCCATCCAAGCCCATCATGGCCTTGATCGTCAATTCTTAAAAGATGGGTAAATAGTGGTGGGTTAGCTTGACCAGGTTGAGTAAATGTACCTAACACTTTACTTCCTGATGTTCCTATACCTAGACCATTTAAAAAGTAGCTATCCGAGCCTGATTGCATAATACTACCTGTAACAAGCATTGTATCATCAAAATCAGCTCCAAATTTAGTTGAACCACTTGTAAATATTATAGATTGAGATACTATCTCTGTATGCATTTCTTGTGCAAATATAGTATCTTCAACTATAAGTGAACCTGTAATTACTACATTACCGTAAACATCTAAAGCTGCATTTTCACCACCAAATCTTGGTACATTATAATAACCTCCTGTACCATCCTGTCCACGATTTACTCTAGCTGGCTTTTGGTCTTCAATACCAGGATTTTGTAAATATATAAATTTAGCTTGACCTATACTTCTGAATGAACCTTGACATGAACCAGAAACTGTTAACGCTCCTGAAACCCAAGTGTTAGCGTGTACCTTTACTTGATCATCTGCACAACTATCTCCTAAAAAAGTTGAACCAGATACTGAAAGGTGTGTATCAACTTGTACTCTTGATACTGTTAGGTGTTGTAAATCTTGTATATTAGCTAATGACGCATTACTAGCAGTAATACGTGTAACGTTTAAGTCAACTATTCTTGATCCGGTACCATCATATATTTCATGATCTTGACCATCATATTGAACAATACGCTTATATGTATTTTTTACTTTTTTACTACTTAAATCACCTGGATTAGCCATATCTTTCCCTAGTTAGTTTATATCTAATATAAATATGAATTTATAAAATTTCATTGATATCAGACACCACTCTTGTTCCAAATTTTATATTATAATTAGTAATATTTCTACCAGTAGAAGGTTGTAAATCAATATCTTTGGATATTAACCCAGCTTTTACATTTAAGTCTATATTACTTGTTACAAGTCTATCTCCATCTGATGGTACTGTAGTACTTAAATCGTTTGAATCTTGACTTGTCATAAATTTATATTCTATCCCCCATGCTTTACCTTGATGGTCCCAAAACATTTCATTAATACCGTTCATTTGCTCAATAAAATCACAAAATATTTGTATATTGTAAGTTATATTGACGAAATTTGGTACCACCATCGAGTAACGCTCTCTTTTTGGTTGTCTATTCTGCAAAGTTGAAAATTTATCATATTTATTCATTTGAGAATAACGATTAATAAAATGATCCATCATTTGCCTCTCACGTCCACTAAATACAGTTAATTTACTAAGTTCTGTATTTTTACTAACGTTAGACCTACTATATACTATTAAAGGAAAGTTACTTTTAGATTTACCATCACGTAGAGCTGCTAACTTTTGCATTGAAGTCCATTTTTCTGGTGAACCATATTGAACAGGTACGGGTACTCTTCTACCATTTTCTATTATATATGGTTTAATGGTTTGTTCTATGTACCTTTTAATAGCAAAATCAATATCATACAAAGTTATACTTAAACCTTTAGTAGTATCTTCATCTCTCCGTATTTGAGCTTCACGCCTTACTAGTTTTGGAGACTTGGGTGCTTTTACAAAAGCTTCTGATACAGGTTCAGCTGATTCCAATGGATTAAAGGCAGCTGGATGAAATCTGTTTAAAGTTGATATTGGTGTTTGTCTACTCATAAATTAAATTCCTTTTGGAAAATCGTATTGTTGTGTATCTGTACCATAACGTACATCTTCTATATTTAATCTGCTCATTCTAGTCATATGAGTTGTACATATAATAGAGTGTGAGGTTCCGTGTAACCCACCTGCTAAAGAATAGTCAGGATCTTTACCTCCCCATATTTGATTATCTACCATAGAGTCGATTTCAAAATATGCTTTATCCCATTCAATAATATCACCAACTTCTGGTATTAAGTTTAGCTGAGTAAATTCTTTTCTTAAAAATGAAAAAGTAGCTGCTTGCTGGAGGTCTACCCCGTAAGCTTCTTCAACATAATTTTGATTACTTCTATCTACTAGAGTAGGTAATTTTACTCCTGCATAGTAGCGTTTATCAGTACCTTCACCATATACATTATCATTGACTTCATCTAATATAAGTTTATAATAATATATTTCAGTTTGAATTATACCATTGATGAGCTCTTCATTTAGCTTCTCTATCAAACTTATGTCTCTTGCTCCTGAAAATAATGGCATAATTATCCTATATAAATTTTTAATGGCACTCTATTTAAAGATTGTTGAAGATTTTCTGATTCTTCACGTTTCATCTCTAACTGTCGTTGTCTACTTGTTGCTTCTAATGTTTCTCGTAATTGAGTAATAAGTTGTTCTTTTTCTGTGGCAGCTTCTGATTTTAAAGTTGATCCATCTAGACTAACTTCTGAATTAGGTATAGGTATTGAACCGTATTTGCTACGTATAGCACCTAATAACTCTTTAGCTAGTGCAGCAGCATATTTCCATATCCACTGTTTTCCTACACTATTAATTTCTTTATAAGTTAAGTTGGTAAGTGGTACATTACTATAATCACTAATAACTCCACCACCTGCTACACTAGAATGGTCATTAGACCTTAATGGATTATTTCGTTCTGATTCTACATAATACTCAAACCATAATGTACTAGTGCCTGTAGGATTAGGAAATAGTTTTAACTGGTTATCACGTAATTGAAAGCTAAAATTAGATTTACGTATTTGATCGTTAAACTCTATAGCTTGAATACGTAAAGCATCTGCAAAAACTGGCATTAATAAAAAATTAATACCTGGAGAGTAGTTGCCCCAACCAAATCCATCCAACATTTGCTGTGAACCTGCTCCAGTTCCTACATAAGGATCAAAAAATCTAGTAATTGCAGGAGTTGATTCATAAAATACTCTTGATACAACTAACCTGTTACCACTTTCATTATCATCAGCCCATAAAGCTTGTAAATCATACACTTGTTTGTCCTTTGATAGAGTTATAGATCCTGACTTATATGTTACATTACCACCTGAACCGACTTCTGTACCATAATTTTCTGCAATTGCAATTTGAGCTCCTAATGTAGGGGTTATCTCTTTACCAGTAAATGAACTACCAGTAGAAAACCCTTTAACATCAAGCATAGTTTCACGTATACGAAACTGATTTACTTGCGCACCATATTCAGTGACTGCTTCTTCTACACAAGCATAGAATTGATTATCTTGCATTTCAATATCAGTGATAGGGTATCCTAATTTTTTAGCGCTGAACACTGCTACTTTAGGAGCATCTACCTGATATGCTGAATCGTCGTCATATAGTCCAAAAGGAGTACTAGCGCTAACTGCGCTACCACTACCAGGCCATATTGCTATATCTAATCGTGCCATTTTAATCCCTTGAATTTAGTTATACCTTACCATATATAAATATGAAGAAACTTAAGAAGACGGGAAGTTTTTGTATACTTCTAATAAATCTTTAAGAATAGGGTGACGGTAATTTTCTAACAACTCTATAGTATGTATACCTTTAACATGTTTTATAGAAGAAAGAAAAGATAATCCGCTATCACGTTGTCGTTTTAAATCTACTTGACCTACATCTCCACAAAAAAACATTTTTGAATCACGCCCTATACGTTGTAGTATCATTAAAGTTTGAGCGTTATCAAGATTTTGGCATTCATCAACTAGTACTACTGAGTTAGTAAACGTTCTACCTCGCATATAACTTACTGGTACTATTTCAATCTGTTCTCTAGCTACCATTTCATCAATACGTTCCTTTCTCAATAACTGGTACATATTACCGTAGATTGGTGCTACCCATGGATCCATTTTTTCTTTGATATTACCTGGTAGATGTCCTATATCTTCTTTAGATATAGTTGGTCTAGTTATAACAATCCTATTAACCTGTTTTTCAAGTAAAGCTTGTAGAGCAATCTGGCATGCAAGCAATGTTTTACCACTACCTGCTTTACCTACTATTACTGACACGTCATTTTGTAATATTTCTGCTTTGGCTAGTTTTTGTTCTTGAGTTAATGATAATTTGAAACGATAACCTTTTTTATTATTTTTTGGTTTGTCTTTGTACATTATATTCTCCTAAAACTTTTATATAAGTAGCAAGTTTAGAGGTCGAACCAAAAAAAAAGACCTCAAATAAATGAGGTCTTTTTATTAATTAATCACTAAAGATTATTACAGAGTATGTAATCCTCTTACGTTGATCTTACCATAGAATTCAGGTCTAACAATTTTCTTCGCGTAACGAGTCATTACACCTTTTCTTGGAGTAAAGTTCGTTGGGTCATAAATTAGTGGAGTCATAATTAATGGAACATATGGAGCATATACTGCACCAGTTTCTAAAAATTGATTACCTCTAAAGCCCATTAAGATTGTGTTTGACTGAATGTAAGGATTTTTGTAAACAGTAAATCTGTTTGCTAATTGTCCTACTTTCTGAACACCCATTGCAAATGATGATTGGTTTCCATCAGTATCAGCAGCATATCCTGGAATTGATTCTAGAATAGTTGCAACATCTGGAGAACATACTAACCAGTTAGCACCACCACGCATAGTTTTTGCATGAATCTTGTTCGAAACTTTTTGTATTTTAGTACCTAAAGTTTGGAACCATGTTCCTTGGTTGTAAGCTTCACCTGTGTTAGCAGTTGCGTATACACTGTTACCATCATACTTTTCACCGATTGTTACTGACCAGTTTTCTTCAACTAATGCATTGTTCATTAACATATCTAAGATTTCTAAATCGATCTCTTGTGAGATGTATTCAGATAACATAGAAGTTAATTCTGCTTCAGCATCAATTGAGTGATAAGCATTTAAGTCTTGCGCGAACTCTGGAGTCCAAACAGCTTTCAGCTTTCTAGTTTTAGCAACAATAGCAATTGATTTCATTTCCAAATTAATTTCTGGAATTGCAATATCAGCAGCTACACCACCAATACCATCAGCTCTTGCAGCACCAGTATCTTCAAAGTCACCTCTTGTAATATCAGTTGGCTGAGTTGGGAATGTTACGAAATAAGTATCATCGATAGCTTCAGTTACACCTGATCCAGAAGCAATAAATTGAACGTGAGTTGCTGAATCTACATCTACTTCTACACCTGAACTATTAGTTAGTTTAGTAAACTCATTGAACTGAGCTTTTACTACACCTGATGTAGCATTTCCTATTCTCCATGATTTAACTGCGTCTAAGTCGTAAGTTGCAGCTGTTACACCGTTTTCACGTACTTCAGCTAAATCCATTAGTACTGTATGCACTCTATGTGCTTTGTCATTTACACCACTAAAGTCACCACCATGAAACTGTCCAGCATAAGATTGAGAGAATACAGTGTTGAAGTTGTAATCTACTGCTTCTAATGCACCAGTAACTGCAGTTTTATCTCTAGAAGAAGAAGCCATATTGATCGAGTAACCATATCTACCTGAACCGTAAAGTCCTTCAGTAGGGTCACCAGCTGCTTTTGTTTCACCAAAAACTGAATCTTTCTGTGAATCTTTTCCTGAGTTAGTTGTGAATCCTGTACCATTGTCTGTTCCATACTTGTAATCCAAGTAGAAAATTAGACCTGATGGTAAATTCATCGGTTGAACCGAAACAAATTCCTTTGCTGCGATCTCGGCGAATACTCTTCGAACTAACGGTAATGCAACACCTGACCACTCTTCAGAGTTAGATGCTGTACCTGTTCTTGATGCTTCGTCGATAAGTTGTTTAGCTTGGTTTTCTAGCAATATTGCCATACCATGCTTTTCATATTCGTTAGAAAGACCTTCTAATAAACCAGTTTTGTTCCACTTTGTTACAATTCCCTTAGTTTCAGATAATTGTGCTTTGTGTGAATTACTAGTATTAGCAAGGATAGATCCAACAGTAGTTTGTTTTGCCATTTTCTTATCTCCTCGATATTAATTATTTTGTTAAACCGGCTAGTTTTTTAAATCTAGAAGCCATGTCAGCGCCTTCAGAAATTATTGCTTTTCGTGGTTTTGTTGATGCTACCGCTTTTGATGCAAATCCTTCTTTAATTGCTCCTCTTCTAGTTGACCTTGTAGCCATAGTAGATTCTGCTAAAGTAGTATAAACTAATTTAACTTCTCTAGTTGACTTTGCTCTGTCAAAAGTTTCAATTACTTTTAATTTTTGACTTTCATTTAAGTTACCATTTCTAAATAATTTGTTAGTAAATAACAATTTAGCATTTAGTAAGTTAACTTCATTGATCTTGCTTCGTAAAAATTTTACTACTGAGTAAGATTCTTTAAGCTTTTCAGTAAGGTTGTTAATCGTTTCTGATTCACCTTCCATTCCGTCTTCAGATTCTTCTAACTCTTCTTCTTCTTCACGTAAAGATCGAATAACTTCTTCTAGGTCGATGTCTTCACCTTCCTCTAATTCGTCACCTTCTTCTTCATGTAAATTGTCTAAAGTTTCAGATTCACCTTCCATTCCGTCTTCTGACTCGGCTACAACATCAACACCTGTTCCTTCTGGATCATCTGTGCTGTCTGCGTTAGCTGCTGGTGCAGGTTGTTTGTTATCGGATGCTCCGATTCCTGATGATGCATCGTTACTTTCTTCAAGTTCGTGCTCATCTTCTTCGATTTCGTCTTCTAGCTCTTTAATAATAGCTTCAAGTTCTAAATCGTCTTCTTCAGCAACCGTTTCGTCGTCACGCATTTCGTCCATTTCATCATGGCCTTCGTGATGTCCTTCCATTTCCATTTCGTCGTCCATTTCAGTCATTTCGTCTTCCATGTCTTCTTCCATTTCATGTTCATCTTCACGCATTCCGCCTTCTTCCATGTCATGCTCATCTTCTCTCATTCCGCCTTCTTCCATATCGTCTTCCATTTCGTCCATAGCTTCATGCTCGTCTTCACGCATTTCATTATGGTCTTCCATTTCGTGCTCATCTTCTCTCATTTCATCTACATCATCGTGTTCTGCTTCTTCACGAATTTTTGCGGAAATCATTGATTGAAGTTTAGGTGTGAAAGCTTCTTCAAGAGCAAGTTTAGCATTAGCAAGAGCAGTTGTACGAACAGCTTTAGCATCAGCGATTGCTTCTTTTAATAGATCATTCATTGTCTATTCTCCTTAAATTTGTTTGTGGAAATAAGAATATTAGGATTCTTAATAATAATTAGTTTCTATATATTCACACTACATAAGATTGCTTAAGAAAAGCGTAGTGTATTCTTATCTAGAAATAAATAGACCAAAAAAAAAGAAACCACTACGGTTTCTTTAATTTTTTATTATAACAGTGTATTACTGTGCTTGACCATCTAATATTGCTGTCCAACATTGTTTACTTTCACGCCTAATATCACGTTTAGTAGTTTTACTCTCTATAGCTTTAGCTCGTTTTCTAGCCTCGTATTTGAGTTTGGAGGGTTTCTCATATCTCCTTCTTTCTTTTAGTTCACCGATAATATCAGTTTGTTTCATCATTTTTTTAAAACGCTTTAAAGCCATCTCAATACTCGATCCTTCTGGTACTTTAATACCTCTAGCACATCCAGGGATCTGGTAATCCTCTCGAGTTAATCTCTTTCTTTTTTTAAAGTGTTTCTTTTTGGAATCATGGTTCCTAGCATTTGTGTCAGATTGACTACGATGCTTTTGGTTTCTGTTGTAAGCCATTTAATTATTTTTGTTATTATTACTTATTTATATTAAATATACGAAAAATAATTAAAGTTACCAACTGAATTTGTTACTATTTACCATCATCGAATTTGCGTTTACGTTTTTTATCATCAGTATAGAATACTTCTTTTTCTTTGAGATTAGCGTTTTTTGGTGCTAGAGGTACTGTTTTATCTATATCTGCTATTTCGTAGTAACGACTTAACTTTCCACCTATATCTTCATATAATGCTTCAAGTCTGTGTTGTAGTGTACCAACTTCTTTGGCCGCTTTTTCAAACAATTTGACTGCAGTACCTATCTCTTTAACATCCTTTTTAACTGTAACGCCGTCGAACCAATCTTCAGTTTCATCTAGAGCTAATCTTCCTGCATACTCACTTATAGTCTTTATAGCTTCTACTACTTCCCGAACATCTTTTTGTCTATATATGTGTTGTTCAAATTTATTAAATTTGTTAACTGCATCTACAACTAATTGTTTTTCTTTTTTATCAAGCTTTCTATAGTTTTCTTCTTGCTTGCTTTCACGTATTATTTTAGCCATTCTAATCATAGTTATTCCCTAGTCTATTGGACAGCAACCTTTCATCTCACAAAGGATGTCTCTGATAATTGTGTTTACTTTTGCATAACTTTGATTACTATTAACTACACCTTCAGCTAATACCCCTTCTTTCTGTATTGGTTTCATAAATGCTCCATGAGTAGATGGATTAGAAACAAAATCCCAACATATAAGTTCAAAATCATCTTCTACTGCAACTGTACCTTCGTCTAGCTCTCTAACCGAACCTAACCCTCTAGAACTTATACCTAATAAAATTCCTGCTTGAAGTAATTCTTTAAGTATGTTACCAGATGGTGTTCCGAGTATTTCTACTTTACCCATTACATCATCACCATTCCACCAGCAATCTAAAATGTTATGAGATACATTATTTAAATTAACTACTGATGATTCTGGATGATCTAATTCACCTAGAGCTCTTTTTTCTGCTATTTGAACTTTTTTATAGTTAGCTACCTCTCTTGCTAAAATTTCTTTTGGGTATATTCTACCGTTTTGATTTTTAGCTCCTGAACGTTGCAATACACCTTCTACAACTACTCGACCATTGTTCATAGCCATAGATTCGTTAATCTGTTGTGGTGTTACTTGGAACGGTATATAGTCTACTAGTACTTGCTTTGCCATTATGATCCCAGTTTTCTCATTGCGTGACCTACTCGCACCATGCGTTCGCTAATTTTTCCAAATTTAGCTCGAGTTGATTTCCAGTAGTTTTCACTTGTTACACCCATCTCAGTTTTCAACTTGTTGTTCTGATGGATTATTCTTTCTATTTCGTATAGCTTCCGGTTAACTTCTTTTATTGAGTTGTTAACTTTTTGCTTTGCTGACATTGAATCATCTTTTTTATATTCCCGGTAATTGATCTCACTCATTACCTTTTTATAAGTTGACTCACCTATATTGCCTTTATATACACGATTAGGTTTCTTCTTTACTAAAGTCATTCCAGTGCTATTGGTTGCTACATCTTTAGTTTTTTTCTTATCTTTTCTTCGACCTTTGCCGAAAGCAAATGGAGTCTTTGGAGGTCCTTCTCCTCCATCAAGGTTACCAGTTACACTCATCTCATCCAATTCTTCTTGAGACTCTTCTAACTCGTTTAATATTTTTTTGATGTATGATTCCATCTAAAGCCCTTATTTAATATTTTTAAGTTCTTTAATTAACTCGTAAAATCTCATTAAAGATAAAACTTCTTGATCTTTAATAACGTTACGTTTACCTAGAGCAGTTGCTTGTTTAGCTACCTCTTTTAATTTAATTCGAACAACAGGATCTTTTATTGATCTTATTTTATTTCGAAGTGTACGTTTAATATGAGGTACTTCTGTAGATATAAGTTCTTTCAAATTATTAGTATTAGAAACATTGTTAATATATTCTCTCAAAACCTTTTTCTGTTTAGCGGATAGATCACCATACTTTTCGTTGAATTTGTCTACTAGAATCTGATACGATAATAGCTGCATATCTTTATCTTGGTTTTTATATTCTGATACTATTTGTTTTTTAATTTGTTTGTTAGCTCGTTTTCCTGTAACTGCTTCAACTAAATTATACCTAAGCTTTACACCTTCAGCTGGTTTTAGTGATGTATTTTCAAAAATACTATAAGTAGAAGCTAAAGTTCTATAGTTATCAACCCTAGCTTTAGTAAATTTTTGTAGATCGTAATGTTCTTTAATCTCTTTAATAAGATTGTACTTCTCACGTCTTAATTTACCGTTATTAAGTTTACTTCTTGAAGATACAACTGCATCTATAAACCTATTTGCTTGCGATTCAGTGTTAAAACGTTCTTTAAGTATAGTTTGATAAAGCTGAAGTTCCTTACCTAACTGAGTCTTACTTGAAAAATATTCTTTAATAATTCTAACTGCTTCTGAGTCGCTAGCAGATAATGTATCCGACGCTACTTGACGAACAAGTAATTCAAATAGAATTCCTGTATTTTTTATTTTAGAGTGTTTCACTGTGCTCATAATTTTTCACCATTAGACGTAGTTTTCTTCATATATAAATATGATGTTTTGCAAAAAGACTATATACTCCCGTCGATAATATTACCTTCGTCGAGTAAGCCTCCTTTATCATTGTACTCCTTTTTTTCATCTTGTAATGTTTCTTTTAAAACACTTTTAGATTTAATCTTAGATTCTAATGATTTAATTACGTTTTTATACTTTTCTTGTTTATTTTCTCTTGCTAGAGGACTATTACCTCTAAAATTATGCTTCAATGGATCTTTAGATATATTAAAGGTTTTATGTAAATCCTTGTCTCCTATAGGATCTTGACCTCCTGGGTGTTCGGTAGATTTATACTTCATACCTATATCTGGTCTACCAACTGGATTATCAGAAGGTTCATCATAACTCTGCTGTCCTGCTGTAGCTAAATCATGTGGTGTTCCAAATGATCGTAATGTTTTTGATGGATCATTACCTTCTTGTTCTATTTGAGATTGTCTAAATTTAAGTTTAATATCTGAAATAACATTTTCACGTTCTTTTTCCCAAGCTGAATCACCCATGTTAAATATATTTTCATATACCCACTCATCAGATAGTAATTTTGAACTTTGAATATCAGTTGCAAGTCTTATTTTTTCTTGCCATATAGCTATCTTTTCCTGCTCATATACCGTTGATGGTGTAGTTAGTGATAATTCAAAGTCAACTAGATCTTCATCTTTAAATCCTTGAGTATATAAATGTACTATTGCTATTTTAGTTAATTCTGATACTGCTATACGTTGTAATCGTTCTATAGTTCTAGCAAAACGTATATCTTCAGCTGCTAGAGTTGCTTTACCTTCTACCTGTTCATCGTAACCTAAAAATGCTTTAGGTACTCTTAATGCTGACATCATTTTATTTCTTAAGTATTCAATATCATCAATAGCATTAAAATCTAGACCTGATACTGATTCTATACCTGTTCCAGATTCTCCACCTCTTGTTGGTAGGTAGAAATCTTCCATCATATTTTGCATATTAAATTTAAGATTATACTCACCAGTAGTTTGATCTACATAAGGTACCTTTTTCATCTTATCTATAATAGATTGCATATATGCATCAACTTCGTTAGGAGGTATGTTACCAACATCTATTTTAAAAATACGTTTTTCAGGTGCTCTCATAATTCTATGAATCATCATAGCATCTTCCATCATAGTTAATTGCTTCCAAGTTTTTCTAGCAGGTTCAACCATTGACTTCCCGTACGGTAAAAAATTTGCATCGCTTAATAGTCTGAAGTGAGCTATTTCAAAGTTTTGATACTCAAATTGCCCAGTACCACCATCTTGTTTGAATGTAACTTTATATGGATCTGTAGGATCTTCTCCTTCTTCTCTAGTCATTTCATAAGAAGATAATGGTACCACATTTACAACACCATACCCTTCTGCTATATCTAATTTTAAAAATGCATCACCATACTTGGCCATATTACGTATCCATGGCCATAGATTAAATTCAATATTACATATGTCATAAAATAAATTATGGAGTATTTTTTGCACATTTTCATTTTGACAGTTGATAGTTAATACCTGATCAAATTCGTTTTTCATAGTAGATTCATCTGCATATATATCTAAAGCTGAAGATATAATAGCGTCAGTATCCATTGATTCATAATCAGTATATAATTCGTTTTTATTATAGGTAAAATTTTGCATTGATGGAGTACCATATCCAAAATTAACATTTGATTTTCGCATTTTTTGAAACCTGTCAACTCCCATAGTAACAGAGTTTCCTACTGATTGCAGTCTTGATGTATCACGTACCTTTAGTCGTTTACCACCAACATTTCTAACAACAACGTTGCTCGAAAATAATTTTCGTAATCTTGAAAATATTGTTTTATCTGCCATAATTTATTCCTCTTTAATAACCTTTATTATATTAACCAAGTTAAATCTTGATCACCTTTAGGTCCTTTTTGTACCCAAGGGTTATTGACAGGTTTATTACCTGTGTATACACCAGGACCTCTATTTACTGATATATTGTCTAAAGCACTTCTAGTTAAGTCCATACCTTTCTGACGTAACATAAGTGCTGTATCTCTTACCCACATTCCAATACTATAAGCCATTACAAGGTCATCATTGTACCCACCCTGTGCTTGAGCTTTACTTCCTTTCCAAACAAAAACAAAAAGTTCATCAATCAATCTTTTAGACCGAACTGTACATGCCTTTTCTCTGAAGTAGGTATCTAGCTTTGATATAATTAGTGGTCTCGTCTTCGAAGTAGTCGTAAATCCAGGAACCATCTTATCTTTAGTTTTTAAATCATATCGTTTTTTTAATTGTTGACCAGTATCTACAACTGAAAGGTCGGCTGATGAGTAGAATAAGTTCGGGTAATCTCTATCTACTGCTGGTTGTATAGCTGCCCAACCAACGTTTGCGTTTTCAATTACTAATAATGCATTGTTCCATTCAGTAGCTGCATTAACTAACATATTACCAAAATCTTTAGTAGGTAGTTGTCCTTTATACTCTGCTACCTGAGTCAA